TATAACTATCTCTTACAAAAGGTGCAAGCGCAGTAAGCGTTATACTACAACCGCCATATTGACTGCTGGCAACGCTTGTAATAATTTGTGTTGTGATTGTACAAGCAGTTATGAATTTATGCGGTTTTTCTATTTTAACCTCGTTTATAACTGTTCCATTCTGCAACATATCATCAAGATTTATCAAGTCGCAGTTATGGAGAGCAGATTGTGCGAAGTAGTCAATATCCAACATCTAATCAATGTTTGACTATATCATTATCTAAAGTTCTATTACCAAACAATAGATACTCGGCGCTTCCACAATAAGAGTTTCACCTATTGTGTACTCTACTTGCTTACTATGTAATGTTTTTCTCATTATCAGTAGCTTTCGATAGTCGATTGACTTTATTTTTAATTATTAAAAATCTTAGCACAGGATAAATTCAATAAATCTTCCCCTGTTAGCACATTTCTTAATTGTCATTTACTACAATTCCTAATCGTGAAATGCACACCTTATATTTATAAGTTCACCGAGTTTTCTTAATATGTCACCATATTAAGCCACAATTTTCTTATGGAAATGTATGATTCCTTCTTTGTGCGCTTGTACAATATCGGGCGGCAACAAAAATCTTTCTGTTAAATCCTTACTAACAATACCAGCCATATAATCTCTTTGTGTGGTTACGAGCGTGGCATTTTTATTAGAGTTTTCTGTTTTCCAATAGTCATTATTATTTGACAGCAAGGTTAGCAATTCGCCATCTGTACTGTTGTCAATATCTCTTTGAAATTCTCTAATACTGCGATAACTTTCGTATGCTCTTGCAGTTAATCTTTGTTTATGAGAAATAAGGCTATTAAATACATCTAACTCAATATCAGAAATATCTATCTCATCTGTATCATCTGCCTTATATTTTTTCTCTATTTCATCTGCTATTTTGTTGGCAATATCTTCTTTTGTTCCATTGCCTTCTTCCATTGCAGATATAATTGCTTTAACAATTTTTGATTTATCAAAAGGCTCTATTGTCGCATCTCTCTTAATTACTTGCATTAAACCAACCTTCTCCTATCTAAGTAAAATTTCTTAATATAATCAACACATTCTGCTCTGTTGTCGAAAATCTTATTACAAGATTCTACTAACCAAGGGTGAAGTTTGATTGTCGGTTTACCAAGCATTTCAAGTTCACGATTCTCTTGATTTTCATATATTCCAATCACGGGAATATTATGTTCATTTGCACATTGCAATTCTTGTGCAGTTCCAATAGAATTTGGGTCATTAAAATAAACGATAATTAAACCGCTTGTTCTAACTTCATTCAAATCCCATTCTTTGACTTCTCTATTACTATCATATGAGACCGTTTCAAAATTATAATAATTTGTTGGGTCTACAATTTCCAGTTTTAGATAGTCATTTTTTAGTGACCGTTTAATATAATCTCGCCATTCTGTTTGCTCCTTAAATGTTAAGTTTTGCATACCACCAGCGAGATATATTTTTTCAATCAATAATCATCACCATCCTTAATGTGTTTATTATAATAATCAATATTACAACACAAAGTGTGAATATTGTGATTATCTGTGTTATTCACAACAACATCTACTTCTCTTTCAATTCCGTCAAACATACCTACATCACACAAACTGCGCCGATATGCCTCCTCTATATCGTCTCCACGCTTTAGTAGTCTGATAAGTCGTTCTCTGCGTGGTGTTTTAACATATATACTAACAAAGTCTTTTTTATTATAAGTTCTTTGTAGTGCTCTAAGTCCTTTTGGAGTAACAATGACTACTTTGTCTTTTGAGTCTTTAATAATAGGTGAACCATATTGCCACCCATTATATTCAGCCGTTTCAAAAAAATGTTGTCTGTTCTTTAATGAGTTAAATTCATTTTCAGACACAAACCAATAGTCTTTTCCGTTTTGTTCTCCGTCTCTAATTGGTCGTGTTGTAAATGTTATAACTTTTTCATATTTGAAGTTTTTAATTAGTTCTTTTTCTATTGTAGATTTTCCACTGGCGCTCTCACCAATTAGTACAATCAATCATATTCACCAGCCTCAAGCTCAATAATCATATCTTCAATATCATATTCTGCTCCATCCTGTACGGCAGAAATAATATTATCTACAAACTCACTATCGTTAATATCGGCAAGCCCGCAAATCAAATTATAAGCAAGCGTTGCAGCTTCTTTCTTATTCAACTTTTTTACACCACCTTTTATCGTGCTTCCGCATTATTTTGTCTAATTTCTTCTCTTAGAATGTCATCAACTGCACGCTGTAATCTTGCGGTGCAATCAGGACAAATATCTGCCTTAGCCACACCAGAATCATATTTATACAAACAGGCAGAACCACTACGGAGTCGAATATAGTTAGTGTTATTTTTCACCAGCCGAGGGTTAATATACCCATCACTACATACGCTGTTTTCATCATAAAAACTATTACAAATATCACACTTATAAGCCTTTGACATAATTTAGTCCTCCAAACAAATTTCATTAAAATAAGGTAATGTTTCTACCCAACCACAAAAATCTCTCCACTCTTGCAGTCTATGGTTTTTTCGTGACTTATACATATTCAACAAAACCTCATAGTTAAGTTGAACAGTTGACCGTTGCATATATCCTGACGGCAAAAGATTTCTAATTTCCTGAAAAATAGTTTTATCTTTTGTTTCAAGATACTTTTCTCTAAGTTCATTTAGTGTATTTACTACAATTTGCCAAGTCGTAGCTACTTGTTCGGTGTTTTCAATATCTCCAGCACAACAACTAAAATCGCTAACATAAAACGGTCTTGATGTTCCTTTGTGCATAAAACTACAACTATTTCTTACTGTACCGACCTTATATGTATCAAACTCAGCCCACCAATAAGTAGGTGCAATGATGTCCATAGTAACATTTATCATACGCAAAAATTTACGATGGTCTGTTCCAGCCTTTGCAAGCCGTTTCATAAGGTCGAGGTCATTTGTGCCGATAATTTCGTTTTTCTTGTACGGCTTCCCATCCTCAAAATAATATGCACACTTTTGATTAACTTCACATTCGTGGCATTTTGTTTTTACATAGCAAGGAATGAAGCTATCACTCTTATCCCAAGAGTTTAGTGGATTACGCATACCTCTGATTGCAGCTTCCCAGCCTGATACATCTATATTTTCAATCTTAATCAACTAAAATATCTCCAATTCTATAATCTTTGTTCTCAAATTTCTTAGGCACTAAAAATGGTTCTTTTCCGTGATTTAATATATAAGTAGTGCCGTTTTCTTTAGATATTCGATATTTTACATTCTTGTAATATTGAATATTGCCAAAATCAATGTCATTAAAAAATTCAATATACTTGTTCATAAAATCACCTTATGAGATTGAAATATTTTGCTTCTCGACTAACATAGCACCATCTATAACTTCATCACTATGCTTTTTCAGATAGTCTTTAATAGCCTTTTTGTCAGGTTTACTTTCAGTCTTTACAACAGTCTTAATAAACTGTTCGGGCAACATTTTTTCGTCTACAATTTCAACGATAGTAGATTTTCTAAACTTAATAGCAACTTTTGGCGTTTCAAATTTTTTCATATCTTTAGCAAGTAGATAACTGCTAAGATACTTTTTCATACTATCTGCTCTTTTTTTCTTTCTTTCCTTACGCTCTTTTAGTGACTGAATTTCCTTATCAATCGCCTCTGCCTCACTCTCAAGGTTCTTTTGATAAAGTGCAACACCTTCAATCTTATCGTTGAGTTCCATATAAAGGTCATTTAGACCATTTTCATCAATAAACTCTCCTGTTTCGGGGTCACAACCAAATTCAATAGCAGCCTCAAGTTTTTCATTGATTTCATACAAACTTGCCATAAATTACTCCTTTAACAAAATAGTGTTAATCCCGTATTTGTCACAACATTCCTTTTCCAGCGCACACCCACGAGCATTTTCATACCCCGGCAAGAAAACGGCATAATCTGCTTGTGCAAGCACCTCCAAAGATTTTGAAAGATACCAAAGACTCTTATTGACATTATTGTACTCGCTATACAGATAGTCTGGAAAATAGCTATCTAAAATTGTTGCATTGTCAAAAATGCTATTTACAAGGCTAATTGCTTCATTTCTTGCAGTCTTGATTTCTCCATCGGTCTTATTTTGCATAGGTTGTGAAATAAATACATTAACCTTTTGTTTTGTGTTAGAGTTGATGATATTATCTGTGTTAATACGCATATCTTTCTCCTTTACAGTCTTTCTACTTTTGTAATATTACCACTAAAGCCTTTGATATATGAAATATCACCCATTTGTTTGGCTTTAGAGTTTAGGTTATTGTCAACATAAAATTCAATCATACAGCCATTGCTTGTGTATTGATGAGTTGAATTTGTATCTCCATTTGCCTTAAAATCACAAATCATTACAGTAAACACATTTCCAGTAGATGTTGTAATTCTAAATCTGTCTCCAAGGCTCTTTGCATAGTAACTACCCATAGCAACAAGATAATCATCACCAATCTTTCTTAGTCCATTATTATCTGTATATGCCTTTTCTTGCAGTCTCCATTGAGCAGAGCTTCTACTTAGACAATGATAGTTTGTATAAGACTTAAAGTGCATATTTGCGGAGACAGATAATGAACACTTTGACTTAGATGAACCCTTTGACTTAGAGTTTGCGCTATATGTAACATTATCTTGCTTTTGTGAGTCCAGTTTTTTAATTTGCTGTTTAAGACTTTTGTTTGATTTGGATAGACTATCGTTTTTCTTTTTCAACTCTTTATTTTTATCAATTAGAGTATTGTTTTGATATACCAAATCATTATTTTTTGTTCGCAAAGAGTTAATCTCTGTTTTTTGCGCACTTACAATTTGCTCTTGTTTGTATAGATTATCTTCAAGTTGCTTATTTGTAATTGCTACCATAATTGCAATAGCACAAAGACCACCAATACAAATAAAATACACTATTGAACATAATATAAGTCGAACATTCTTTTTCTTACTACTAATTAAAATCATCCTTTCATAACTTTGTGGCTTAATTATACCACATAATTTGTCATATGTCAAGCATTTTTTGTTAATAAATCCAATAGCCAAGTTTGTCTTAGGTCATTATCATCTACGGTTAGTGCATACTTAAAAGCGTTAATGTCTCCAATGTCAATATGTGCTTTTTTGCACCGTGTAGTCGCAACATAAAGTAAACCCCTTGTAAGCATTTTTTTATGTGCATTAGATACAATGTTAATGCTATAATCAGTTGTAGAACCTTGTGATTTATGAACACTAATGGCATAACCTAAGAGTAGTTGATTTAACTTTGATTTATCAACATAAATCAAATCCTCGTCAAATTGAATAATAAGTCCATCATCGACAACATCTCTAATTATTCCTGTTTGCCCATTAACAACTGTGGCATAATCATTATAATCAGATACAGATGCGCCTTCAATTTCTGCGCATTGATAATAATTGTCTGCTTTAACTGCTTCATAGTCATTTTTTGTGTTAATAACTAAATCCCCAGTTCTAAATACAATCTTTGTTTTACTTATATTCCTTATCTGTACCTTTTCATTTGGCTTTGCAGGATTTACCATTTCTTGAATTTCATTATTGATTGCATAGGTGCCAAAAAGACCAACATTAAATGGCGATAATACTAAGATATTTTCTTTTTTAATGCCTTTTTGTAGCAGTTTTTTATATTCTGTAACAGTTCTGTTTAGAATATCGTCTGTTAAAATAAACCTATAATTATCATTTACAGAATATTCTAATGTACTGTCATCATATTTTACAAATTCTTTGTCATTAAAAAAGTTTTTACCTTGACGAACATTTGTTGCAACAAAAAGAGAACCATCGCTTTTGTATCTAAATACTTCGGTTAGCATTGTCATTGGCACGACACTTGATTTAATTAAATCATCAAAAATCTTAGATAAGCCGATTGAGGATAACTGAGCAGGGTCGCCAACAAAAACAATTCTTGCATTTGTATTTGAAATTGAAGTCAATAGCATACAGAACACATCAAGCGATACCATACCACATTCATCTACAATAATAACATCTGTATCAATATCACCAGAAAAACAACGCTTATGAATTGTATATGCTTTTCGTCCTGTGCTCTCAGAAAGAACTCTTGCTGCCTTTCCAGTTGGAGATAAAAGAGTATAAGTTAAATTATTATCTTCCATAAGAGAAACAAGTCCTTTTACAGAGGACGATTTGCCAGAACCGGAGTTCCCTGCCAAAATACTAACATTACTCTCGCAAAAAACCTTCAATGCGTTCAACTGCATATCACTCATAGTAAAATCATCAATATTTTTATACTTAGTATAGTCAATATCAAGTTTTTTACTATTTCTAATCTTTTCTTTTACAAACTCTGCAATTCTACATTCTGCTAAATATGTTGACATAATTGACAAATCTTTTGTTGCTTCGTCAAAGTAAATCAAATCACTTTTTACGGCAACATCTTTTAACATAGGCAATAGCTCTTTGGCATCGTATTCTTCTTTTATATAATAAAACAAATCATTTGCATATAGCCTTGTAGAGCCGTCAATCTCATTTCTGCGCAGAACACCAATAATTAGCGCCTTACAGCGTTTTTCTGACACTTTTAGGTCTGGTTGAACATCCAATATCATTTTATCAATATGTTCAAAAGTACGCCCTAAAATCTCCATAAGAGTATAATATGGTTCACTCTCAATCCGATAAACACATTCCTCGATTGTCCTATATTTATTAAGCAATAACTTACAGTCTGACATTGAAATTTCATAAGGCTGCGTTTGTTTCATAAGATAATAATATCTAAACTTTTCGTTGATAAGCCGTTTATATATGTTTAATCGAGTTACTCCAACATTATAAATTTTATTTATATCAATCTTATCTTCTTCGCCGTTAATAATTAGTCTGATAAAGTTAGGATATGCTTTGTGTACATATTCGGCTTGGCTGTCCGTTGTAATTTGACGCAAAATTTGCATTTCATCATCGTCTGTTAAATCGTCTACATTTAGACTTGGAATATCAATTACTTTGTATGAAGTGCCATATTTGTCATTATTTATTTCCTCAAGGACTAATTCATAATCTTGCCCCACCGTCAGCATAGACAATTCGCCTTTGCAAGTAAATGTTCCATATTGACTGATTACAAGGTCTTTGTTCTCTTGCATAGGAGAAAGCGCAAGAATATAAAAATTGTCATTGTGATATATTTCTTTAACTACTCTTGCTTTTACTCTTAATTGCATTGTCTATAACCTCTTTCATATTTATTAAAATCTAAATTCTCGTGCCTATCTGTTTTATAATTTAGCCATATTGTTTTAATAATAAATTTTTTGTCTACTCTTAAAAATACAAATGTAATGTCTCTATTTTTATCATATTCTGTTCTTACCGAAAACTTAAATGGATTTCCTTTTTTATCTGTTTCGACCTCAAATATTTCTCCTTTACCGCCATATATAATTTTATTTAGAGCGAGTTTTGCGGTTTTATAGTTAATATGTTTTTCTTTAAGTCGTTCTTGCATATGTTGTGTAAAGTCAATATACTTTACACCATACCAAGAAGCTCTAAATACATTGTCAAAACTTTGTTTCCAGTAAATTTCTTTATGATACAACAAAATAAAAATTCCCCTTTCTGTAATGATATAGCAATTATATCATAAAAAGAGGAATTTGTCAATGGTTAATTTATGAAAATTTTATCCACATAAATACATTCAAATGTATGACTTCATTAAACCTCCATATTCTGAATTGCATACATTTTAATTATATCTTCATACTCACCAGTTGGCTGATAAATATTTTTGCCGTTTTCGTCAGTTCCAATAAATCTAACTTTTTTCTTTTGCGTAAATCCAACCTCAACTATATCTCCCTGTTCGCACGGATAATCTTTATACCATTTTTTATTACACTTGAACTGCTTTGTTTTACCATTCTGAAAATCATATAATGTAATAAATGGCGTCCCGTAACTATTTGTTTCGGTTGACTCGATGCCATAATATTCACTATCTGGTATAATAACATTCGTGCCGCCAATTAGTTTTAGTTGATAATGAGCTTTTGTTAAATCCGTTGTTTTGGGTATTTTCTTAGATTTATAAATAGCGTTCATCAACTTTACATTATCAATACCCTTAAACATTTTATCTGTCTCTTTTTCACAACAGGTGGATATTAGTTTAATTTCTTCATCGGTGAGCTTATTTTTTGTAATCTGCTTTTTTCCATTATACTGATTATAAATCTTTATCTGTTCAAGCAAATTATTTATTGTTCCAAATTCATCAAAAAATCCTATTTTGATAAGAATATCTAACTTTTTAGAACTAACAACTTTTTTGGGTAAATTACTCATAAGCGCTATAATAGACTTGTAATGTTTATCTTTTAGTGAATACAAATACTCACCACATTCTACATTAAGGTCTTTAATCGAACCTATGCCTTTATATAGACAATTTTCTTTTTTGTCAAACCAATATGAGCCTTTAGAGTGTCTAAATTTTGGTAGTCTAATTTCTATACCAAACTGTTTTGCTAATTCTGTACCACTTTCAATATCCTTTAGATTACTACCAGCACAATTTAGATATGCTGTGATAAATTCAAGCGGATAGTAATACCTCATATATGCACATAAATATCCTACCATTGAATATCCTGTACTATGGTTATATCCAAATTGATAAGAAGCGCTATCTTCTATAATTTGTAAAAATGTTTTTGCCTCTTGTTCTGCAATATTTCTTGGCTTATCGGACTTTTCACAATACCCATCCAATATTTTAGGCATTGCTTTTTCCAGTATATCTTTTTTCTTCCTTCCTATTGCTCTGCGGATGTTGTCCGATTCACTGCCAGACAACCCACAAATATCTTGCAAAAATTTAATTGTGTCCTCTTGGAAGCAATTATGCACTACAATACCACCAGCAACAAAATTATGAGTATTGTTTATTTCAATGTCATATACTCTTCTTTCTCCAACATATGATTTTGAAATAACTTGCGATAAATAAAACTCATCCTTTTCACGGAATTGCCAAACATATTCTCCAAGCTCAATATCTTGGTATTCTTTCCATCCATTTTCAGTTAAAACTTTATGGTCTTTAGTACACACAACGCTTCTGTGCCTTGTTTTTAACTCATAAACACCTTTTATACCATTGTTAAAAACTTTATTTACTTTTTCTAATCCGCTTGTTGTATATACTAAATCTCCAACAGAAACATCTTTTATTGCTTTTAGCCCATTTAGCGTTGATATTTTTTGACTTTCTTCAATACACAAAAATCCGTTATTTTCTTTCAACAAATCATCAATCTGTTTAGACGGATTTTTATTTTTTTCCCTTGCAATTAGTCTATCTCGATAGCTTGTTCCTGAAGGTCTAAGGCTTGCATTTACTAATGATAAGTCGTTTATCTTTCTTGGTTGATACTGCTTTAATAATTCATAAGCAAAAGGTGACTCAAACTGAAATATCCCAACAGGACTATCTGTAATATGTTTCCATACTTCTTCATCTTCCCAGTTAATCTCGTGTGCGGCAGGATATTTTATTCCAGCGAATTTACAACACTCTCTAAGAATTTGAATATTTTTAAGCCCAAGAATATCATATTTAACAAGTCCACATTCGTGTACTTCTTCCATATTTACCGAAAGAATTAAGACTTTTTCTTTTTCTTTATTTTCGCCCCAAAACACACCATAATTATCTGGTAGTGTTATAGGACTTACGACAATTCCGGCAGGGTGCATTGATTGTGAAACAACAGTTCCTAAAAGTCCATCAAAATAATAAAATAATTCAGGATATTTTTCTTTTGTTGCTTCAGCATTTATATCATATTCCTCTTTAATTTTAGCAACATTTGCTAATGAATATGGATTTTCACCGCCATTGTGCTCTCTACTCCATTTAATTCCTAATGCTCTTCCAATATCGTCTATTGTGCCTTTGTCTGAAATTGTGCCCATAGCAAGTATATATGCTGTTTTATTTGTTCCAAACTTATCAATAATATGTTGATATACAAGTTTTCTTTGGTCTGGCGCAATATCTACATCAATATCACCGACTTCGACTCTATCCTCATTTGCAAATCGTGAAAATACAGTATTCCATTTAACGGGGTCTACATCAATAATATCTGTAATATAAGCCACCGTACTACCGCCAACAGAACCACGGCAAGGAGAAGTTGGAATACCATTTTCTTTACACCAACACATTAGTTCACTCATAAACAGCATAAAACCAATCATATTGATTTTTTTGAATACTCGTAATTCTTCTTTAATGTTGTCGATATATCGTTTATCATTTGTAATAACGCCACGCCGAACTTTATCTTTGTACATTTCAAATATGCGTTGTTTAAGCACATATTCTTCATTATCATAAGACTTAGGATATTTGACTTTTTTATCTAATTCCCAGTTCTCAATACTATCTGCCATAACATTAGTATTTTTAATGGCAGTTAAATAAACTTCAATAGGAAAACAATTTTGTTCCTTGCACATTTCTACAAGTTCATCATAAGACTTATAGGTTAAATCAAATGTGTCCTCATTAGAAAACTCAATTCTTTTTGACAACTGCAAAATAGAACGACATTCTGCCTTATATGCGTTCAATGAATGTGTATCTGTTCCCATAATAAGTGGTGTATTATATTTTTTTGATAACTCTAATAAAAACTTATTATAGTCTTTCTGTTCATCACTGTTTATATGTGGCTGAATTTCAAAATAATCATAGTTTCTACACAATCTATCATAAATAGGTTCATTAACCCTATCACGCAGCTTATTTAGTGGAGAAGCAAGGCAAGCGCTAATTTTAATAATGTTGTCAGATAGTGCAAAAAACTCATCAAATGTAATTCTTGGTTTGTAATAATAATGGTCTGCTCTTGTAGACAATTCAATCAAGTTGTTAATTTCTTTTACACCATCATAATTCTTTGCTAATAGAACAGTATGGTAATTATCTCTAATCTTTTCATCAAGTGTTTCTGTTAAATAGCACTCAATACCGTGGATATATTTAATATTATGCTCATCGCAATACATTTTCTTTTCTATCCAGTTATAGATATTACCGTGTTCACTAAAAGCAATAGCCTTTTGTCCAAGTTCTACTGCTTTGTCAACATAAAGTTTATAATTAGTACAACTATCTAAAAGGCTATCTTCTGTGTGTAGGTGATATACAACATAATTTTTATTTCCCATTTTGCACCTACCTATTATAATTTAGAATTATTTACTATACACAAAACATTCATCGTAACTTTGAGCCACGATGATAGAATAATTTTCTTTCTCAATTCTTGTAACAATGACTAAAATCTCACCAATATTATCAATCATATATTGAGCGCCATTTTGTTTAATTTTCTTAATCAACTCTCTGCATTTATCTTGAATTTCAGAATATTTATCATATATACAAAATTCATTACATTCAAAACCTTCAAAATTATCAGGATATTTAATATTTGTTTCATTAAGTTTTGTATGCTTATTTACATAGTTATTTTTACTACACACAGGACACTGATAATACAAGAACCCGTGTTCTCCAATTTTATAATCATTCTTTCCTACGCATAGAGTTGTTTCACAATCATTACATTTTTTAATTTCAAAATCGTTATAATTTAATATTTCCATAATCGCCCTCAAATAAAGTCAATTCTATAATCGTGTATATCAAGTGTTGACATATCAATTATACATTGTTTTGTCTTATTTCCTCTAAATTCATTATATCCTAATTCACCGATAAATTCAAGTGTTATTCTTTTCTTACCCAAATCATTCAGATGTAATAATTCTTTTATCTTATTTGTGCAGTTGAAAAAGATAAAATCAATACCATCTCTATGAAATTTGACTGTTCTTTGATTTGCTCCAAGTAATTGAATTTCTTTGTTATAAATGCCAAACTTTTGAAAGTGTACTTTTGGAATGGGTATTCCTTCTCCAAAATATGCTTTATTTTCGTCTACAAAGCCGAATAAGTAGTTAGGCACATCACTTGTCTTTAATGACATAAAAACTGCTTGTGTTGGCTCTGGTAAGCTCTCAAGGCTATCTATGTAGTCTATAATATCTTTTTCATTACTAATTTGATAAGAAGTGCCAAATGCTCTTTGGTGCCCAAGATTATAATTAAATAAATTGCTTGGCAAAACATCTTTCAAATCAATAGGACTTCGCACACTGCCTTTTAATTCTTCACCATCTTGTTGTGTTAAAATAATAGGTTTATTATATTCTCCCATCATTTTATTTGCGACAAGTCCAGTTAAAGGTGTGCTTTTAGATACTCTCGCCAATATGATTTTTCCATTATATATAATGTCTACATCTTTTTCAAGCAAAGATTTTGTATCTCTTGACTGTTTGCTATGCAACTTTTTACAAACGCCAATAATCTCTTCTTGTTCAATTTTACCACATAACGCATAAAATAGGTTTTCTTTATCATCTTGTGTTCCAAGCCGAATTAAAGAATTGATATTTGTAACCATACCAAACGAAAACGATTTATTATCCGTTAAATAGCCGTTAAAATCGCCCACAAAGGGTTTTAAGTTATTATGAATATCCTTTATACCCCAGTATCTAAAAGTCTCATTTTCAGGCGTTAGAAAGGACATACCGTCACCAACATTAGCGATAGTAACATAAGAAATTAAACTATTTGCATAATTAAACCCATACATTACATCGTATGCTTTACAAACTTTCCAACTAACACCTGTTCCTGAAAGACTTTTATTCTTAACCTTTGTGCTTGTTTGATTGTTTACTAAGATGCAATATGGGTTTATTTTTTCTCTTTCGTGATGGTCGGCACAAATAATATCCCAGCCAAGGCTCTTTAATTCTTTATCTTGTTTGACATCGTTTGTTCCTGCATCTAAAACAACCAACAATGACGGTTTATATTGTTTGATTTCTTCCATTACAATATTATCAAGACCGTGTTGTTTACCAGTATGAAAAATGGGATGTATGTGGCAGTCTTTATAGATAGAGTGACAATACACATAAAACATTGACGAACTCATAAATCCATCTAAATCACTATCTACAAGTAAATATATCTTTTGTTTACTTGTCAGTGCATTATGTAGCCTTTTACAAAACTCGTCAATGTTTGTATAATTGTTTACGCCATCAAGATATTTATGTTTTAACCATAAATCAACATCTTTAACTCCACACTTAGATAAATAATCTTGAATTGTTACAAAATCAGTTTTGTCGTAAAGTGGCTCAATCTGCATTATCACTAATGTTAATTTTCAGTTCGGCGTCAAGAATTTCAACATAATTATAATTTGAAATATCGTTATACACCTCAGATGTTTCAAAGTCTACAATCACATCTCCGCCGTCAGGATTGCATACCTTCATACCAATCCACCTATCTGTTGACTCCTTGTCGGTATATGCGAATACATCTCCGTACTCAATGTCATCCCAGTCAATATACTCTCTGTTAATTCTGTTAGAATCCACAATCTTCATAATTTTTTCTCCTTTAATTGTTTAATAGATTTTGTCTTTGTTCCAGTAGCGCTTTTAATGCCACTGTTGTATTTTCATACGCCCCTTTTTCGTAATAAGATTGATTACAACCAATATCTTCTGTTAAATTACGAAAATAGCTAATAGCGTTATCAATAGCTTTAATTTTATCTTCTCTTTCGTTTTTATATTTAATGTTAATACAATTCATAAACATATGTAAAACTCCTTAATCATCCATATATGGACAGTCATAAAAAGCAGGACAAAAAGCAGAACAGGTTTTCCCCTCATCGCAATCACATTTCAGTCCTTTGTTATTATCTTCACAGTGGCACATATCCTCATCATCGTCATCAAATACACCAAGAACATATAGCTCGTCAAAAAATTTATCGTTCATAATTAAAATCCTCCAAAAAATTTTGTTAGCCTTTTTGACTACAAGTGAATTATACCACATTATGAACAAAAAGTCAAGTATTTTAATAAACTTCTTCTCGGTTTTTATATAATTCTAAGTATCTATCTTTTCCAAGGTCACTTGGGCTGTCTTTATATCCGTGACCGCCATAGCTTACAATAGCAGTTACTTTACAAAATCCCTTAAATAATTTTGCAATTTTATAAACCTTTTTTTCAAATTTTTCAAAATCTGATGTTTTGTTTCCGTTTTCGTCAACAACGCTATCATAATCAAAGTCTATTGCAATAATAACTTCGTTTACACCTTGGTCTAATATTAAATCTCTTTTTCTTTTACTAATGGCAGACCCATATAAAGATACAGAGAAGTTATCATTGCCAAAATATGTATCGCATTGCAGCGTACTTTTTTCCGCTTCAAATAAAATGCACTTTTTATGGTATTTAATAGACTGTTTTGTGTACCATAAGCCATATAAATAATCATTTGTTGAAAATTTATAATCTGTTCCGTCTAAAAGCCTAATCGGATAATACTTTGCTTGACTTTCAGGATTTAAGTATCTGCCACGAATACCAATAAGTTCTGCATTTTGATTGAAACACGGTATAGTAATGCAATCTTGTAATGGATAATATCCTATATTATATTTTTCCATTGTTTCTATTGATATATTATCCTCAAGCCAAGACTTATGATAGCCATTATTAAAGAATTTCAAAATGCTTTTATCATAAGTTTTCTCATCAGGAGCATATCCTTTATTTAAGAATTTTAATAAACTACTTTGCCAATTATACTTATTGGGATTTTCTTTAATCTCTCCATTGTATTCAAATGGAATATTTGCGATTTCACAAACATATTTAATACACTTATGGAAAGACCATTTATCTCCAAACAAAGCACGATTTTTTTTGACTAAATCATAAACATCAAAACTTTCTCCACATACATAGCAAGTAAAACTTTTTGATTGTTTATAATAATATAACTTAGCTTTATGTCCGTGCTCACAGGGTTCTGCATTATGACAAGCAGAATAAAATATAATTTGCTCATCATTTTCTTTATATATATCGCTATTTAGTGAAAACAAAATATCTTTAATATTATTGGTTGTTAATTGTTTATTTATTCTATTAACATTAAATTTCAATTTAATCAACCACCAAGAATAATTTTATAATTTTTA